TCAAAGACTTCGTTAATGGCAGTGACGCCTAATGCTCACAAAAAGCATTGAAGTCATGAAGTACGTTAGAGCTAGTGCTGGCAGAGCTGGCATCTCTATCGTATTTGAAAGTATTAATCAACCTAGGCATGATGGCAAAACCATCTATCTGCCTAAGATTACTACTACAACTACTGACTTAGAGCTTCAAGAGCTTATGGCATCTGTTGACCACGAAGTTGCACATGATCGCTTTAGTTCTTTTGAAGTTCTTAAAGAAAAAAAGATTGATCCCAAAGGATTGCTCTTATTTGTTTGGAACTTCTTAGAAGACTCTAGGGTAAACACTATAGAAGCTCTGGAATACCGTGGCTTTAGAGAAAATTGGGATGAAACTTCATCTCTTTTAGTGGAAAACATTCTTGTTCGAGCTAAAAAAGAAGAATCAGTCATGTCAAAGCTTGTTACAGCCTTGATTTGTTGGGAAACACGTTTGTCTGCTTCCAACTTTCCTAAGTTAGAGTTGGTTGCAAGCACTGCAAGTCCTGATAAAAAGGTAATGGATGTTCTTAATAACTTTTCTGATCGTCTTGTTCATAGTCATACGATTCTGGATAAAAGACTAGGCACTGAAGCAACGTTTAATCTAGCTGTTGACATCCTCAAAAAGCTAGACAAAGACTTAAAAACAGAGTTTGAAAAAGAAAAAAAAGCTAGTGAAGGAGACAAAGCTTCTAAAGACAAGAGTAAAAAAGACTCTGCACCTTCTTCTGAAGGCGGTGAAACTAAATCTGGCGGTGAGATTAGCGATTCTTCTAGTAAAGAAGATGGTGAAACTACCAAAAACGATGACGATGAGTACAAAGTCATTAATATAAAGTTGACTGAAGAAGATTTAGCTTCTTTTTCCATAACTCTTCCTGATGAAGATTCGAGTATGGGTAAAGTAGGTGTCAACTTTGAGCCTGTAAAGTCCACCTATGACAATTGGGAAATGACAGACTACAGCAAGTTCATTGTTGTGGATTACCCAAAAAACATCGGTGAATCTGTGTTCTTTACAGAAAACAAAGCTTACCAAGAGTTTCTCAACGATTACAACAAAGATGTACACCCAAAACTAGTGTCTCAAGAGAACTTTGCTCAACAAGTTCGTAGACTCATTCAAATCAGAGCTAAGGTGCAACGTCAATATGGTGTGAAAAAAGGCAAGCTAGATCAATCTAGGTTGTCTCGCATCTGTTTCAATGCTCCCGGCTTTAACGAGCGTGTGTTTAAGAACAAGATTGAAAACAAGACTCTTGATGCTTCAATCACAGTTCTTGTGGACATGTCTGGCTCCATGATGGGTATGAAAGCCTATTACGCCCTTGCATCAACCTTGCTAGTCAATGAAGTGTGCTCTACGTTAAATATTCCTGTTGAAATCATTGGTTTTACCGATGGAGTATCACATGAAGATCGTTCGTACAGCAGTTCTTGGGAACCATTGATGTATGTTTACAAAAACTTCTCTGACACGAAAGTTAATGAAGAGGTTTTAAAACATTACTTTGCTCTTAGCAGCAAGCACATGGTTGGAAACCCTGATGGTGAAAACATTCTTTGGGCGCATGATCGCTTACTCAAACGCAAAGAGAAAAAAAGGCTGTTGATTGTCATGTCTGATGGTAGTCCAGCAGCTACTAAATGTTCTGCTGGTTTGGGAGAGTTCACACTCAAGATAATTCAAGAGATAGAAAAAACAAAGGCTATTGACATCTACGGTTTAGGTTTGTGTAGCGACTCAGTGAAGTACTACTACAAATCTAATAGCGTTGTCAATGACCCAGAACAGATTCCGAGCAAGTTGTTAGAGTTAATTGAAAGGAAAATTCTTAATGTCTAAAGAGAAAGTTGAAGACCTTGTTAAAAAAGCACTTAAAGAAGCGTTAGAGAAACGCAAACTAGCAAGTACCACAGCAACAACTCCCATCACAATGGAAGAAAAAGACACAACAGATTGTGAAACAGATGATTTTGTTATTAGTAGTGACATTCATCTTGAGTCTAATCAACATTTGTTCTCAACAATTATTAACAAACCAATCGTTGTTAAAGACTTTGCTGTAACAACATTTTTACATAGCGACTGGGACTCACGTATTTCATTGTTTATTCCTGCTATCAACGAAGAATATTGGATAGATGAAGAATTAGCAAGCAGCATCTTGCGTGCTTGGGAACTTAACGAGAAAGTGCTTTGCTATGGACCTACGGGAGCTGGTAAATCTAGTCTTGTTGAGCAGCTTTGTGCTCTTACTGGTCGTCCTTTCATTCGTGTTAATTGCACTGGGGATATGGATAGCTCAATGATCTTTGGTCAGTTGACAGCTAAGGATGGTTCAACAATCTGGGTTGATGGTGCTGTAACCGAAGCGGTTAGGTATGGAGCTGTATTTGCTTGGGATGAGTGGGATGTAACTCCACCTGAGATTTCTATGGGCCTACAGTGGCTCTTAGAGGACGATGGCAAGCTTTTCTTGAAAGAGATGCCCGGAAGTACCAAAGACAAACAAATCTTCCCTCACGAGCATTTTAGGCTGGTTGCTATTGGTAACACACAAGGCCAAGGTGATGAGACAGGTGCTCACGCAGGCACTAACGTGCAGAACTCAGCTACGTTAGATCGTTTTGGTACAGCAGTATTTGTTGACTACCTTCCTTCTCGCATTGAAGAGATTATGTTGATGAACAAGTGGCCTAAAACTATCTCTGGGAAAGCAGCCAAAGAGCTTATAAAGCTGGCTAACCTTATCCGTCAAGGTTACAAAGCTAATCAATTTAGCTTGACTGTTTCTCCTCGTGCTTTGTTTAGTATCTGTAGGAAAGTCTCTACAGGTGTCACACTTAAACGAGCATTTGGTTTGGTGTATCTCAACAAACTCAATGAGACACAACGTAAAGTTGCAGACGAATTGTTTACAAAAGTCTACGGCAACAGAGACTAAACCTCAAAACCACAAGGCTCTCCTTTATGGAGAGCTTTCTATTTTGAGTTTTAGGAAACACAATGATTGACCGCAAGCTGATCCTAGCCAATGCTCCTAGTAACATAGGACAACAGGTTCACGTTAACCACACCAACTGCGAAGCAGGTGAAGACACCAAGCGCAGGCTGTACATCAAGCGTGTAGAAACAGGTCTATTGGCCTACTGCCACCATTGCAACCACAAAGGCTTTGCAAGTGACAACACAGACAGCAGATTAGGCACATGGGTGCTTAAAAAAGAGGCAACTGTCTCCAAGGTGACAGCTAAACCAATGCTTACAGAGTTATCCACAGAGGGCAAAGTGTGGTTACACACCAACCACTGTGTTATTGATACCACTAGTTTTCACGGAGTACAAGGTGAAAAGGCCAAAGTAGCTCTTACACTACGCAACCCACAACAAGAAGCTATTGGATGGCAAATCAGAAACCTGATCCCTAACGCAATCCCCAAGTACACCACACACTACACCAACAGCAGCATCAAAGGCGATGCCAGTTGGTTCTACAAGGGCGGTAAAACCCTTGTAATCACCGAAGACTACCTCAGTGCTTACCGTGTCCACAAAGACACTGGGCTTAGCTCTGTAGCGTTACTAAGAACAAACATATCTGACAACACTCTGACTCAAATCTATGAGCTGGAGTTTGAAGCAGTGTTTATTTGGCTTGACCCCGATCAAGCAGGACTGGAAGGAACTACAAAAGCATACAAGAAACTGAATCACTTTCTACCATCAACAACAAAAGTCGCCATCTTTGGCATTGACAAAGAACCCAAAGAATGTACGCCAACCGAGTTGGCAAGCATTCTTATATGAAGGAAACAGATGGACTATGACGTTCTCTACCTTTGCTCACAGAGCAAGGAGAACCTAGCAAAGTACAGGCGGTACATCAAACCGCATGTAGTGGTCAAAGAAACCAACACCATTCTTGATGGAATGGACAAGTACTACAAAACATTCCCCGGAGTTACAAACTTTGCTTGGGACTCTTTTTCTGCGTTCTTAATAGCAGATCAAAGCAAACGATTGACAGACGACAGCATTGTCAAGCTTCGCATGATGCTTACAAAAGCTAGATCGTTTGTTCCACACCATGCTCACGAGGAAGTAGTCAAGACTCTCATTGAATTAGATTACCTTGCTCAAATCATGGAAGAATGTGAAAAGGTTAAAGAAGGTGAAAGTGACTTAGAGCACGTCCACATCCTAGCCACTAACGCTCTTAAAGATGTAGAAAGGTACATAGAAAAAGATGAGCTATTTGTATCTGCTGATTTGTCAGCTATTGCTGATCGCATTTCTAGTTCTGGCTATGAATGGCGACTGGATGCTCTCAATCGTAGTCTCGGTCCTTTACGTACTGGCAATTTCGTTATTGTTGCAGCCCGTGTAGAGGTAGGTAAAACAACGTTCCTAGCAAGTGAAGTGAGCTATTTAGCTCAACAACTTCCAAAAGGACGCCCAGTAGTATGGGTCAACAACGAAGAAGAATCTTCTGTTGTGTTCTTTCGCATTGTTCAAGCAGCTCTTGGTCAAGAGAGCAAAACAATTATTGCTGATTCAAAAGCAGCAATGGTTGCTTACTCAGAATTGATGGGTGGGGACAAAGACAAAATACGTGTTACTAAAGACACGAACCACGTTCGTGATCTTGAGACACTGTTTCGTGAAATCAACCCCGGATTGATTGTGTTTGATCAGCTAGACAAAATAGATGGCTTTAAGTCAGATGAGCGTGAGGACATCAAACTTGGAAAAATCTACAAGTGGGCACGAGAACTTGCAAGAAACTATGGTCCAGTTATTGCTGCATCACAGTTAAGTGCATCAGCAGTAGAAATGAAAGACCCACCGTTTATTGGTCTAGACGCCTTACGGGGTTCCAAGACTGACAAACCCGGTGAAGCTGATGTGGTGTTAACACTAGGCAAATACAAAGAGCCTAAAAGTCCTGAAGAAGAAATGATCCGAACAATCAATGTTCCTAAGAACAAATTACCGGGTGGTGGACTTAAACAAATGGAGTCAGAACGTCATGGTCAGTATCTTGTGACCATTGATCCAATTCGAGCTAGGTTTGAATAATCCTATGGAGGGAATGATGAACCCATTTTTAGACAAAGTTGAAAGAATTGAGTATGTAGGCAGCAGAGTTACTTGTAAGCCTGCACCTACAGACACAGACGAAGACATCTTGCTTTTTACAAAAGACATCAAGACATTGATTGCTGACTGTATAGAAGTAGGATTTACTAACGGAGGCTTTTACGAAGGAACAAATTTCTGTTCTATGCGTAAAGGTGAAATCAATTTAATCATCACAGACAAAGAGGAGTTTTTTGATAAGTTCATGCTTGCAACGTATGTGTGCAAGTCCTTGAACGTGCTTAGCAAAACAGATCGGATCATTATGTTTCAAGCAATCTTGTATGGAAACAAATATCCCCCCTCACTGTACTAAAGAAAGGAGTTTGGAAAACCATGACCAAACCCACATTCGTAGCTATTGACGTTGAGACAACACTCAATGGCAATGAAAACGTAGGACTAGCTCATCCTATGCACCCCGACAACAGAGTTGTTGCTTGGGGCATCACCAAAGACTATGTACTTTATGATCCTCAGACTACATACACTGAAGCAGTGTTTAAAGCTCTTGTAGATGCGTGTGTTCCAAAGAACGTGTTTTGTGGACATAACCTAGCGTTTGATTTGATGTACTTGTACAAAAATCCTAAGCTTAAGAAACGCATACAACAATTCAAAATCTGGGACACACAACTAGCAGAGTACATTCTCAGTGCTCAGCGCACTAAGTGGTCTAGCCTTGATGAACTGTCTGTTAAGTATGGCTTGCCTGTCAAAGACGACAAAATTAAAAAATACTTTCAAGCAGGTTTAGGTTCTGACAAGATTCCTCCAGAGGAATTAATCCCATACCTAAAACAGGATGTTACTAATACCTTGGCTATTGCTAAGAAGCAGTGGCAACGTGCTGTAGATCAAGGGCAACTGACTCTCATTGAGACACAGATGGAAGCTCTACATGCAACTACAGAAATGCAGTTCAACGGTTTGCACATTGATCGAGCAGCTCTTGATGCTTACACAATTGAAGTTGTTAACGACTATGTTGAAGTCAAACTTAACTTGGAAGCTTTAGCTACAGGATATGTTGACGACATTAACAGTCCTAAGCAGTGGTCACAATTCTTCTTTGGTGGAACTAAGAAAATAAGAGTAAAAGAGGCTGTGGGTTTGTATAAAAATGGAAACATTAAGTACAAACTAATGGACAAGCAACTTATCATTAAACCATTTATCAGGTACGTTCCTGACCCTGAAAAAGTGTCAGCAAAGACTGGTCAAGTGTCTGTTGATGACTCTGTGCTTACAGATATGTTGGCTCACACATTTGATGCAAGAGCAATCTCAATAATCAATGCGTTGTTAAAGTATCGTGAGCTGTCAAAACAACTTTCTACATACGTGCAAGGTTTGAGTAAACACATCATTGGAGACTTTATACACGGTAAGTTAAATCACACAGCAACTGTTACAGGTCGCTTGTCTTCAACTAACCCTAACCTACAGAACATCAGTAACAACCCTATCAAACAAATCTTTACTTCAAGGTTTAATGACGGAATTATTGTTGAGGTTGACTTTAACCAACTTGAAGTTGTTGCTCTAGCACATGTTACTAGAGACATTCAGTTGATTAAAGACATTTCAGGTGGTGCAGACATTCACAGTGCTCTGTACAAAGACATGTTTGGCAGGATGCCAACTAAAGAAGAAAGGAAACCATTCAAAGCAAGAACATTTCAATTAATCTACGGAGCTGGCGCTAAGGCTATTAGCAAGTCAGCAGGCTGTAGTTTCGATGAAGCAAAGAAGTTTGTTGATGTGTTTTACACACGTTACCCACAAGTAGCAACGTGGCACAAAGAGTTTGCAACAGAAGTCGAAACTAAATCTGTATATGAACTAGATGACGAAGGATTCCGAGAGAAAGTCAAGACGTATGTCTTAAAGACTGAAACTGGAAGACGCTTTTCATTTAAAGAGTATCACAGTGATAGTGAGTGGTCTTCAAGGACTTACAACTTTAGTCCAACAGAACTAAAAAACTATCCAATCCAAGGTTTAGCAACTGGCGATATAGTACCAATGATGTTGGGCATTATCTTCAGAAAGCTAGAGGACAGAGAAGATGTGAAGATGGTTAACACCATACACGACTCTCTGATGTTTGATGTAAAAAAGGACTCTGTTTCTGATTTTATAGAGGAGATTACAAACATTCTAAAAGATACACACAAGTATTTCTTAGAGATTTTTAAGAAACCGTTGGCCCTCAAGCTCAATGCAGGGGCATCAATCGGTGTAAATTGGTTTGATATGAAAGAGTTGTGAAATGACAATGACGACAGGTATCGTAGAAGCAGTTTCTACAAAAGATGTGACCACTAAGTTTGGCACTAAACCAACCTATTCCATGAAAGTTAATGGTAATTGGATTAAGTGTGGATTTAAAAGTCACAACGCAAACGTAGGCGATGAAGTTGAGTTTGACGCTAACACAGGCACTTACGGTGTTGAGACTAAATCAGTCTTAATCGTTCGTAAAGGTACAGGGGCAGCACCACCATCAACTGCATCAGCAACACCCGTTGTAGCGGCTCCTAAAGCCTCCTACGGCGGTTACAAAGAGAAGGTGTTTCCTATTCCTCCTCTTCACGGTGACAGAGCTATTGTTCGTCAAAATGCTTTAGCCCGTGCTACTGACATATTCATTGCAGCTCGTGGTGGTAAGCCATTTGATCTGGATGAATCAACTCTTCAAATGGTCATTGGATTTGCTCGTAAGTTTGAAGCTTACACAGCAGGAGACATTGACATGCAAGAAGCAATGCAAGAAAACACACAAGAACAAGTACCAGCAGCGTTTTAATTTCCCTTGCAGGAGCCTTGGTCAGTGGGTAACACCACTGGCCTTTTTTGCTGTAGATGTTTCATGTGAAACATAAACAATTTATGAGGGCTGTTAAGCCAGCGTTCGAGGATGTTATGTGTATATTTTTCTGGCTTTCCTATACACGTATACATGTAAATGTATATAAAACGACCAAATCGTAGCCCTCACCACTCTTTTAAAGGAACTATATGAGAGCATTGATAGACGGAGACATAGTTGTCTTTAGGGGCGCTTGTAGCGCCATAGGAGAAGAAACTTGGGTAGCTTTAGCTAGAGCTGACAAGATGATGCAAGACATCTTGGAAGAAACTGGAGCCACAGAATATCAAGTGTATTTGACTGGATCAAACAACTTTCGTAGAGAGCTGACACCTACCTACAAAGCACACAGGCCAGAAGAACGCCCAGAGCATTGGCAAGCAGTGCGAGAGTTCCTAGTAACACAACACAAAGCAATTGTTTGTGATGGTTGGGAAGCAGATGATCAGATGGGCATAGATCAAGACAAAGAAACTATGAACACAGTAATTTGTTCTATAGACAAAGACTTGCTTCAGATACCCGGTAGGCACTACAACTTTGTTAAAAAAGTACATAGCGTAGTATTACCTGAAGTTGGAAGAAAGTTTCTGTATCTACAGAGTCTCATAGGTGACAAAAGCGATAACATTATTGGTGTAGCTGGCATTGGCCCAGTAAAAGCAGAGAGAGCTTTAGCAGAGCTTGAGACTGAAGAAGAGTGGTACGAGAAGTGCCGTG